GGCGCCACCGCGAGACGCGAGCCTTTCTCCGATGTTGCGCATATAAATTCTGTCGCCTCCATGATCTCCGCTGTCAGCAGGGAATAAGGCAAGGGCTTTCATGATTTCCGGAACATTGACTCCATCCGCTGCTGTTAAAGACTGAAAGGTTATTACTCCGTATACGTCTTCTACTGATTGCTGGAATTCAAGCACAGTGTTTAATCTGAAAGGCTTTTCTCCACTTGTTCCTGGATCTGCGGTATAATCCCATTTTAGTGTTCCTGGAGTTCCTGGATCTACAAGGGTACCATCTGGCATGATAGCTCTCCATTTTGAACTCTCTGTTCCCTGACTGTTATTTGAGTCTGCTGCATCGTTATTGGGTAAGATCTGGATCTCTCCATCTTTTACGCGATATCCGCCTACCCATTCATTCACATTTCCATTTAAATCCCATATGCCTGTAACTTCTCCGTTATGGCTCCATGATACAGGGCCAGTTCCTGTGGCCACTCTATTAGTCCTTCCATCTCCACCAATTAGTGTTGGTATGGCCACATAACTGCTCTCGCTATGATCTTTGCCGTAGTTGTTGTTTCCTTTGGGCATGAGGCCATTCTTCCTGCACCAGAGTGCAATGGCCGCCCACTCGGCATTTGTCATAAGATGCCAGCCGCGGCCTTTTGCTTCGCAAGCCTGCCTTGCAGTATCAAAGTTTACGTTCACAGTCGGGTCCTCTCCTGGTAAGCTGTAAGCTCTGCCGTTGTGGATCACGTTCTGAAATTTTGAAATATAAATTTCTGGAACTTCGACGCCATTCACTATAAATGCAGGGTGCGTGCTGTCGCTTCCGCCGTCGATAACGTCTGAAATCTTGAATTTAGGAATGCGCACCATTACACTGGGTAGTCCTTTATCATCCAGGATGATTTCATTGCCTGGGCATGTTGCTTTGAGTGCTAAATTTACCAAATCAAAATTTGCCATCTGTCAGTCCTCCTTTATATTTCTACTGGTACCGGATGTTCAAGGCTCCAGAGCGTCAATGTGACCTCGTCCATGTCTATTGGCAGCGGCTCTGGGGTTTCCTCTTCATTCTCCGGCTCTGTGTATTTGATTTCAGGGATATCAAGCTGTGCTACATAGTACAGGCCTTCTCCTGTGCCTATTACCAGCTGCTTGTCCCTGTTGCTGCAGATGTCAATATGCACTGGCCAGTCCCTTTGGTATTTAGCAACATTAATGGTGAGCTCATCGTCTCCAAATGCTACTTTTGTTCCGTTTTCTTCATAGGCGATTTTCGGGCCTTCGTTTTTTTCGATTACCTTCATACGAGCATTCCTCCTTTAATCCTTAATTTCAATGTGACGCTTGTGGCGCTGCCATCAAAGGCTATTTTGAAGCCATTCAGCTGCTTATCAAAAACGGTAATGTCTCCAACATTGCCGTTTGCGCTGACTATTTCCCAGCTTACGTCATAATTTAGCGTTTTCCTTACTGTATTGAGGGCGATAGTCTTTTGGCTATCATTAAAAGGAAACTTCAGCGTATTTGCGAGTGTAACTGTCTGAATCTCATTGAGGAATTCCGCAGCATAATCGGATATTTTTTGTCTGATCCATCGGTCAAACTGCATGAAGTAATGCAGGAATACCCGAAACGCCATATGGGCATCCTGAATCCCATTTTCTACATTGTTGAGGTTTCTAGCACTTAAAGGGGTCCCTTGCTGTATCACTTGCCCGTTTTGGTCTACCACATGGTCTTGCCAAAAAGTATTGCTATACAATTTTTACACCTCCTGTAATTTGATTTCAAACAACGTAAGAAGCCCTCTGGTACCATCTTTGGTTATGTTTTCGTTCCTCGTCAGAAAAGCCTTACCGTCATAAGTCATTAGCCTATATTGCGTTATCTGGCCTATAATTGTCTCATCAGCATATACGAAAATTTTTATTGAATTAGTTGTCACCTCAATTGTCTGAATATTAATGTCTTTATATTGCCCGTTTACTAGCACCTGTGCCTTGTAAAGTCCATTTTTAAGCGCCTTAAATAGGAAATTCACCCCATCCTGTGTGATCATGCATACGCCCCCTCTCCGCAATAGATAGTTTCGCTGGCTCTAGGCAAAATGATAGAGAAAAAGCTAACTATGTGTTCAGTCAGGTTAACTTCATACCTCAAACCAGAAGCAACAGGAAATGTTGTTGGACTAGCCTTTATAAATGGCACTGACAGCCATGCCCACTTATCGCTACTTGCGTTTTCTCTATATCGCCTGCCAAGTGTCGTGACTACTTCTTCGCCAGAAACATCGACCGTGCCGCACAGTTTCAGAATTTCGGAAAACCAGCTATTGAACGCCACCATAGCTTGGAGTTCGTGCAAGAAACATAAAATAAGCTGGTATGACAAATGTGCCGGTTTGTTGTCCTCTATCTGCTCAAGTATCTTTTCAAGGGCAGTTCTTAGGCTCGTTTTAACCAAAAGCGTGACTTCAAAATTATACTCTTCATAATGCTCAATCACGTCAATACTATCTGCAACCCCATCTAGCAGTTTTTTAAACCGTTCTCGTGTTACCGGTGGCTGCATAATCAGCTTGCTTTTCAGTAATCTTCTCCGTTCCTCGATTGAATATGCTTCTGTTTTAAGCTCCAGAAACTCATCCCATAAATTTAGTCCCCATGTGGCCGTATCTATGAAAAACTGCTTTAGTATCTCATCGAGCGCTGTATGCAACATATCAAGTTCTATGCCCTGTACTTCGGCTATTGCTCCCATCACCCTGCTGTTTTGGTAATACTTCGGCAAGTACTGCATGATTCTTTCTTTACTCATTGTAGGTCACCGTTCCTAATACTGCTTTCCCGTTCTCGGGAACAACGATGTTTCCAGTGCCGCCGTTTATAAGCAAGCCAGAATAGTCGCTTACTCCTTTTGTTTCAAAGATTATTTTACCGATAGCAGCATAACGCACTGTCTCGCCTATTCCCAAGCCGTTAATATAACTGGCCAAGGCAGTTTCTAAATTGGCTTTAACCGCAACAGGGTCGTATCCAGGTTGATAAAACAGCGTAACGTTTATGTCCACTGTAACTATTTCTGGTGCCTCTACGGTTACGCTTGCTCCTATTGGAGCCTTGCCTTCTCCTTTGCCGGGCTCTGGTGCAATATATTCCTGAACCTGCTGGATTAGCTCTGGCCCCGCTGGCGCTCCATTGCTATCCGTAATAATTACCTTTACTGTCCCTGGCCCGTTCCATAGCGGTATACATTTTGTTTCACCTACGCCGGGTACCTCCTTTGCCCAACGTTCATAATCGTATTTGTTCCCCGTGCCAGGTGGATATTGCACCTGCAACAGCAGCCGTTCTAACAGACTTTCATCGCTTTCTTCGTCTAATCCGCCTAAAGTAGGCATGGGATTGTTGACGGAGCTAACGCCCTGTAGTGGTTGCGCCAACAAGGATATAGTACCGGCGGCTACGTTTCCTGATGCCCCTACTTCCACTGCTTCAATGTTCGCTGTGACTGTTCCGTCCGGTCCTATTGTTACATCCTCTATGGTTACAAAAAATACTGCCGGAGCCGCTTCGTTTCCCGCCGTGCTCACCTGCGTTCCTGCTGGGATAATCGTTCCCGGTGTTCCAGTAAACACCACCTGCCCAGTCGCCTTCACTGCTGGCCTCCTATATACTCCATGCTCCGCCGCCCGCAGGTCCAAATACTCACCAAATGTGGTTTGTGCAAATCCTCGCCTTAAAACCTCTTGTGCCCAAATTACTGCTTGTGCGAGTTCGGCTGCTACTGGTGCAATGGCGTCATAAATAAAACTCCCTTCGCTTTTGTCCAGGTCAGCAGGTAACGCATTAAGCATTCGCTGTAAAATTGCTTCAAATGTCTGGTCCTGCAAATATTCCGGTAGTTCAGCCATTCAACATCACCTCCAATTGCGCCGGTTCACCGATTACCGGCACAGCGGTAAAACGCACCTTCACTGAGTCTCCTTCCCACTCAAAA